AAAAGATCTCTTTAATAAAGTTCAAGAGTCATTAGATATTGATTTACTCAAGGTCAATGAATGTACCAATTATGTAAAGGAAAACTACATTCGAAATTATATTTATAGACACGGAAAGTGGCCACCATGCATTATCAATAGTTCCGAAGCACCTAAGACACTTGCTGTTGCACTAGCTATGAATAAAGACCCTAATGCTATCGATATCACGAGAAAATATGGTAAAATAGAGATACATCACTATAACTACATTGATTTACTCCCATCAATGAGATTCTCAAAATTGGAAAACTATATTCCGTACTTAAAAGATAAAACTGTCACGTTGTGTAGAAATAAACTATTTAAGCGGATATGGCCATCATCTCAGGAAGATATGAAAGAATCTTGGAGAGAAACACGTCTTCTTTTAGTGTACCTACTAAATAGTAATCTTGTATTAAACCATGTAGAATACCTGGATAACTATAATAATTCAATGGATTTGGAAGATCTTCTAGACTATCTTGTCATACGGATAGTACCTAAAGAGAAAGAGCTTAAAACATCATATAGGGGGTTTGGTTGTAAAACATACGAAGATAGGGCTCGAGCTTTATGTCAGGAAAAAAGTGCTATGGAATTTCTTGACAACTACAGTGATGAACAAGCCATGATATTAGGAGAATTGCCTTTAATCAGAAAGTTATATTCCTTTCGAACCCTACTTCATTCATATGCTGGACACCGAATTATATACATCAATCTGGATGCATCAAGTTGGAATAATAGGTTTCGACGAGCCACGGTGGATCAAGTGATGTCATATACTTTAGATCCAATATTTGATACAAAGATCTTCCAAAAAACTCATCTAGCTTATGAGAAAACCTTCTTTTATGTACCTGATGAAAGTCAAGTGCATTACTGGAATGGGCAAGCAGGTGGAATAGAAGGACTAAATCAGGACACATGGGTTGTTGCTTATCTTGGTCAAATTAAATCAGCAATGAAGCCCTTAGGGTTCCAATATTATGTTTTATGTAAAGGTGATGATGTACGAGTTGCTGTTCTTATACCCCCTGTTATTCTAAAGAATAAATTACTGACTGATATTAAGGACGAGATAGTAAAGTCACTTAAGGTTTCTTTGCAGAATTTTGGACATACAATCAAAGTAAATGATAGCTACGGATCTGAAGTTTATTTCAGTTTCTCAAAATCAGCTTCAATTTCCACTGTAGAACTCCCTCAAGTTTTTCGGAAAATTCAAAAATCACATGGAGCAAATAATGCTTTCATTAATACACTTGATGAATATATCGCTAGTGCTTTTAGTAATGCACATAGTAGTTGTAAAGTTAGTCCTAATGTAACACCAGTATATTCTGTGGGTGTTTTTTGGTCATTGTACTACCTTATGAATCATTTAAATTTCCGAAGCTTATCAGACACAGAATATGTGTCCTTGATGTTGACACCAAGCTTAGTTGGAGGTTTTCCAATCATATATCTCCATAATATGTTTGTCCGTGCAGAGTCAGATCTTCTGAGTCCCTTCATAGGGTTCTTAAGCTTTATGCGTCATAGAAATTACGAAATCTTTACAATCATGTCAAATTTTCTCAAGTTTACAATGGAACCCCCTGATAGTTATGTAAGTTTATACAAAGACCCTTACGCAATCCCGTTACACCGACCTACCTTGCCTACAACAATGTTAAGGAAACAAATAATACCTTCTTTAAGAAAACTTACACGTAATGAAGGACTTAGAGAACTATTTGACTTAATCGATAGTCCAATTAATGAGGATATAATGGCGTGCCTTGATAGTTGCAATGTAAAATCTGTCAAAATCTTGTCTAATGTATATTCTGCTACTCCAAACGGACTTCTTGAGGAGTTATTACGTAAGTTTGAAACAAGCAGAAGTGTCTATGAGCTATTAATCCTCCGTGGAGGAGAAAAATTGGCCTATCAAGTAATTAAACGTGTCTATCATGCTGAGAAAGTCTTACAATCCTGGAGGTTTCGAAGATTGCGTGGAATTGATAGGAAAAACCTCGAGTGTTATATAATTAGAAATTGGGACTGTCCTGCTCAAATAGCTCAGGAACTAAGAGAGAAATTGTGGAGGTGTAAAATTGAAGGTATTACAATGCCCCCACTTCAACATCAGATTAAGTTCACCACTGAATGGTTATCATTTAATAATACATGGGACTTAAACAACCACTTCACTTATCACTGCAAGAGTGATCTTAAAGCACCTGAATTCAAACATTGCCCCCAACAATATATGTCTGGAGGATGCAAACCCTTTATGGGCTATACCACTAGAAGTGGTACAATAGCTCCCACTGTTCATTTTATTGAAAAAGATGCGATTTTAACTAAAGTAAAAAACCTGCTTGATCTACTGTCCTGGACTGCAAAGGAGAAATTATTACCATCCGGAGAAGTTATTACTAGTAATTTCTATGAACTGCTGCATTATGTAATCAAACTTTA